GGCGTAAAGCCCATCGCTTCTAGGATAGGAACCTGGAAGTGTTTGGTGAATTCACAATTCACTGAATATCCTTTATACCTAGTAACCAGTGGTGCTCTTTTGAGTCCCTCAGTGGTTAAATCATAAAAACATGAAACTGAATAATCTTAATATTAAAAGTTGAAGAAAAATGATAGTTAGAATGTGTTTAATCCTAACGATCGATCTTCCACAAGATTTAATGGAGAAGATATTAGTTTCATTGTCTCTACTCTTTAAATGGAGGGAGCACAATGGAGCCACTGGTATTAAGAGATGGAAAGTGATCTCTGATGCCTGTGTTAGGTTCGTCCTAATTAGAGACACCAGCGGTTTCCTTCTCTGTCCTAGGAGAAAGAAGAGAATTCCACCTAAACGATTTAGTTGGATATTCCCTTTAATCAAACTTGGATTTAGAGGTAAACTTCTGGCGGTGACTATCCTGTGTGCTCATCGAGCATGCAAGGCCACCCCTTTAATCAGCATAGAATCTATTAATAGCCCTATGACTGTCCGGATCTACCAGTTCCTGAAAACCTTATGAAGGTTCTATTCAGGAGCTTGAATTTTCCAGGATGTTCGGAAATTCAATGCTACCCTAGGTGCTGGAGTGTTTGGCAATCCACTCCCTCCTAATCTTTCTGAAAAGAAGGGTCCATGGAGTACCGCCCTATTTGGTAGCGAAAAGGATCTTTTCGCTTTGTTCCACCAACCTTTGTTGGCTTTCGCTGTTCTTTTAGAATGGTACTACCAGTGACATCAGGTAGCACCGGAACAACGTCAACCAATTAAAGACTTTGTAGCGTACAGTCTACAGGCTGTAGACTGGTGGAGTATCCTTAAGTTCAACTTGTGATCCCGCTGACGCGGTAAAATCACACGTTGACCTCACTCGAAGTTGGTCGGACTTAGTGATAGGTCCGGCAAGACGAGAGTCATAGCAATCTGCGATTGATGATCACAGACAGTTATGAAGGCCCTCCATGATCATATGTTCTCATATCTGGCAAAATTGCCATGTGATGGAACATTTGATCAGGACTCCCAGCGTAAACGAGTCCGCCAACAGACTCAGAGAGCAGATAGAAAGATGTTTAGTTATGATCTTTCTAATGCCACTGATAGGCTCCCTGTAATTCTGCAGGCCCTATGTATCTATCTAGGGGGATTTCTCCCTCTTCATAGAGCATTCTTGTGGTGGTTCATTGTATCTAGACGTAAATTTCAGTTTTACACCGGAAGGCGCAAAGCTGATACACGTCAGAAGGTAGTGAAGTATGCGGTAGGCCAGCCCATGGGGATTTACTCCTCGTGATCTGCCCTAGCGTTTACACATCACTGTATTATCCGTTGATGTTGTGAAATCAACGGTCTTGACCCTTATACATTCCGTGATTACGCCTTGTTGGGTGATGACGTATGTATTTGGGACGAGAAAGTAGCGAAGACGTACCGGTATGTCATGGTTTATTGCTTAGGTGTAACTATTAACCTAGCAAAATCCTATGAAGGAAAGTCCGTCGCGGAGTTTGCAAAGTCCCTTTACGTTGGGGGACTAGACCTTTCTCCGGTCTCCTCGGAACTATTGTCCCTGAGGAGGGCCTACTACTTCCAAGACATCGTTCTTCTATTACAACAATTTTGTGATAGAGGAGTGATACCTTCTTGACGCCAATACTGTTCGGCTATCCTCCACGAAAGTGGGCCGGGTATCCCTCCAGAATTGGTGTATGTGGTACTGACGAGTCCCGATAATCCTTGGAATTGATCCCAATACTTTAAAGAGCCGTTTGGCCCTTGGGATCTCTATACCATTGGTTATTTACGCTTCCTTCAGGCCTCGAAGAGGGTGAAGTCCTTTAAAGCGGACTACGCCCTCGGGGTTCTTCAACGATTCGAGGTAGAATTCCCGAATGTATTTTCGGAACCTAAGCTAACGTGACACCCTCTAAGACAGAGGGTTGCAGGTCTCATAAGAGATGTGCAACAGATAGGGTATTCGTACCCTAACGAGTTCTCGTTTAGCCTGTTGGAAGGAGGAACAATGTGATCCTATAACGCCCCCGAGGAGTTAGACGGGGTTGGTCAATACGACAACCTCCCGGTGGATTTTCATCCACTTAACTTCCATGGGTATATGGTAGACCAAAAGACTTTAAAGACAGTCTCGCCACAGGGTGATGACAAGCTGCAGAAGCTCCGAAAGGAGTTATCTGTTAGTGATGTCATCCGTTTAAGCCGTTATTTTGATCTTCCAGATCGTCTCTGAGATTGATTCTTCTTGTATAAAGGAGAGTCTCTCCCAGAGAGGAAGATCAGTCGACGTTAGTGTTTTCAATCTTAACACTGCCCGGGGGGGGAAATCTCCGGGTCTGCCTATTGAGGCAGTAACT